ATATAGATAGTTATGTACTTTGGAGGACGGACTATGAACTACACCGCCACTACCCTAGTATTTGGAACACTGATGACTCTTTTTATCGGTGTCCCTATCGCAAACACACTACCATAATACTTGTTGAACCATGGGAATCTTAGCAACACTCGCAATCTTTTCTACTGTAATGGGAGGAGCCTTCGCCATCACACCTAAAAAGTAAATAAATAAAATTGAATATCGTCGGCGCAGACAGGGAGGTAACTGGCACAATCCAGTTGACACCTCCCTTTTTTATTGCTAAAATACTATTGGTAATGGTAAAGTGATTATGACTGTAAAATTAATCCTGCTTAAATCTGGTGAGGATGTGATTGCAGATGTTAGTGAAATGTATGCTGGAGAAAAAAATCTAGTTGGTTATCTTTTTGATAATCCATGTGCAGTAAAACTTAGGAGGTTTACTCCAGAATCTGATGGCCGAGAGGGGTATCAGATTGGATTATCTTCTTGGGTGCCACTATCAAAAGATAGTAAAATTCCAGTTCCCATGGATTGGGTTATTACTATTGTAGAACCCATCGATAAACTGATGGAAATGTATACTAGTGAAGTTGAAAATAGGAAAAAGGAAAATGACGAAGTTACTTTTACTGACAAATAATCAAGTACTTGTTTCTGGTATTGAGGAAGTTGGTGGTGATATTGGTGAGCCTGACTGTAAACTTACAAAACCATTTTTGTTAAATCAGTCAAATGAAACTTTATCTCCCTGGTTGATTGATTTTTCTAGTCAGGATACATTTATGATATCCTCTGATAAAATCCTCACTATTGCTGAACCCTCAGAAAAACTCTTGAAAAAATACGAAGAACTTATTAAGTAATGAATTTTTATACAAACGTTCAGTTGATTGGAAACCAGTTTCTGGTTCGTGGTGTTAAGAATGGTCGGCGTTTTGAAACTAGAGATGAGTTTTTTCCAACTTTGTTTGTAAAATCTAAAAAGGATTCGAAGTATAAAACTTTGACTGGAGAATGTGTTGAGCCAATCAAACCAGGAACAGTCAGAGATTGTAGGGAGTTTTATGGTAAGTATGAAGGTGTTGAGGGATTTGAAATCTACGGAAACGACAGATATATCTATCAATACATCTCAGAAAAGTATCCTGAAGATGAAATCAAGTTTGACATTAGTAAGATCAAACTTGTAACCATTGACATTGAGGTTGCTTCTGAGCAGGGATTCCCTGATGTTGAATCTTGTGTGGAAGAAATTCTTGCTATCACCATTCAAGATTATACTACAAAGGATATTATTACTTGGGGAGCAAAACCTTTTATCAATAAGCAGTCAAATGTAACATATCACCATTGTCCTTCTGAATATGAACTTCTCAATTCATTCATTAATTATTGGATGAATAATGTTCCTGATGTTGTGACTGGATGGAACATCAAGTTGTATGACATTCCTTATATCTGCAGGAGGCTCAATAGGGTTCTTGGTGAGAAACTGATGAAAAGGTTTTCTAACTGGGGACTCGTAACTGAAGGTGAGATTGAAATGAAAGGTCGCAAGCACATTGTTTTTGATGTTGGCGGACTAACTCAACTTGATTATCTTGACCTCTATAAAAAGTTTACTTATAAGGCACAAGAATCATATCGCCTAGACTACATTGCAGAAGTAGAACTTGGTCAGAAGAAACTTGATCACTCTGAGTTTGATACCTTTAAGGACTTCTATACTCAAGGATGGCAGAAGTTCATTGAATATAACATCGTTGACGTGGAACTTGTTGACCGTTTGGAAGATAAGATGAAACTGATTGAACTTGCTCTTACCATGGCATATGATGCTAAAGTAAACTATAACGATGTTTTCTATCAAGTTCGCATGTGGGATAATATTATCTACAACTATCTAAAGAAAAGAGATGTTGTTATCCCACCAAAGAAGAGGGAAAGTAAGAGTGAGAAGTATGCTGGTGCATATGTAAAGGAGCCAATTCCTGGTGTGTATGATTGGGTGGTTAGTTTTGACCTTAACTCTCTATACCCTCACCTGATTATGCAATACAATATTTCTCCAGAAACTCTTTTGGAGGAAAGGCATCCTACAGCAACTGTAAATAAAATTCTTGATCAAGAGATCAGTTTTGAGATGTATAAGGACAATGCAGTATGTGCTAATGGAGCAATGTACCGTAAGGATGTTAAGGGTATGCTTCCAGAACTTATGGAGAAGATGTATGGTGACCGTGTAATCTTCAAGAAGAAGATGCTTGCTGCTAAACAGCAGTATCAAATAACTCCCACAAAAGAGTTGGAGAAAGAGATTGCCCGCTGTAATAACATTCAGATGGCAAAGAAGATTTCTCTTAACTCTGCTTATGGTGCTATTGGAAACCAATATTTCCGATACTATAAACTTGCCAATGCGGAAGCAATCACGCTTTCTGGGCAAGTGTCTATTCGTTGGATTGAAAGTAAAGTAAACAAACACATTAACAAAGCTCTGAGAACGAAAGATGTTGATTACGTTATTGCTTCTGATACTGATTCTATCTACCTCAATATGGGTCCTCTGGTTGACAGTGTATTCAAAGGCAGAGAGAAAACTAATGAGAAAGTTGTCTCATTCCTTGATAAGGTCTGTAAGGTGGAATTTGAAAAGTATATTCAAAGTTCTTACGAAGAATTGGCAGAGTACGTCAATGCCTACGAACAAAAAATGCAAATGAAGCGAGAGAATATTGCTGATCGTGGTATTTGGACTGCGAAGAAGCGATACATTCTTAACGTATGGGATAGTGAAGGTGTTCGCTATTCTGAACCTAAACTTAAGATCATGGGTATTGAAGCAGTTAAGTCTTCGACACCTGCCCCTTGCCGTAAGATGATTAAAGATGCTCTTAAGTTGATGATGACTGGAACTGAAGATGAAGTTATTGACTTTATTGAATCTTCTAGGTCTAAGTTCAAGAAACTTTCTCCAGAAGAGATCTCATTCCCAAGAAGTGTATCTGATGTAGTGAAGTATCAATCCTCAGCGTCAATTTATGCTAAGGGAACACCCATTCACGTAAGAGGAGCACTTCTGTTTAATCATTACATTAAACAGAATAAACTTACAAATAAATATTCACTTATTCAGAATGGTGAAAAAATCAAGTTTTGTTATCTTAAAAAACCAAACTCAATATATGAGAATGTAATTTCTTTCATTCAAGAGTTTCCAAAGGAACTGAATCTTCAACAATATGTTGATTATGATCTTCAGTTTGAGAAGAGTTTTCTTGAACCTCTCAAAACTATTTTGGATTCTATTGGTTGGAAGGTAGAGAAAACATCTAGCTTGGAGTCATTCTTTGTATGATGGAACTTCCCATAAATGATAAAGAACTTGAAAAAATAATTTCTGCGGTAAGATATATTGATAGTCAACTTTATGCTAAACTGTGGTCATATAAGTTTTCACTGAAAAATAAAATGGAGAAACGTTAAATGGATTTTTTAAAAGATATTGTAAAAGAGATTGGTGATGATTTCACTAAACTTGCAGCAGACATTGATGAGACTGAAACTTATGTTGATACGGGTTCTTACATCTTTAACGCACTCGTTTCAGGTAGTGTATTTGGTGGTGTATCTGGGAATAAGATTACTGCTATTGCTGGAGAGTCTTCTACTGGAAAGACTTTCTTCAGCCTCGCCGTTGTTAAGAATTTTCTCAATTCCAATCCCGATGGTTATTGTCTCTATTTTGATACTGAGGCAGCTATCACCAAGTCCCTACTTGAATCTAGGGGTATTGACACCGCTCGTCTTGTAGTTGTGAATGTCGTAACTATTGAGGATTTTCGTAGCAAAGCACTTAAGGCAGTAGATATATACCTTAAGAAACCAGAAGAAGAACGCAAACCTTGTATGTTTGTGTTAGACTCTCTGGGAATGCTTTCAACTGATAAGGAGATTACTGATGCTCTAAATGAAAAGCAAGTTAGGGATATGACCAAATCTCAACTTGTAAAGGGCGCATTCCGAATGCTTACTCTTAAACTTGGTCAAGCAAAAATTCCAATGATCGTTACTAACCATACCTACGATGTTATCGGAGCTTATGTACCAACTAAAGAAATGGGTGGAGGTAGTGGACTCAAGTACGCAGCCTCTTCAATCATTTATCTCAGCAAAAAGAAAGAAAAGGATGGAACAGAAATCGTTGGAAACATTATCAAAGCTAAGACTGCTAAGTCGCGTTTGAGTAAGGAGAACAAAGATGTGGAAATACGTCTTTATTATGATGAGCGTGGTCTTGATAGATATTACGGTCTTCTTGAACTCGGTGAGATCGGTGGACTTTGGAAGAACGTTGCCGGTCGTTATGAAATGAATGGTAAGAAAATTTACGCCAAGCAAATTCTTAAAGAACCAGAGGTTTACTTTACTGAGGAAGTAATGCTACAATTGGACGATATTGCTCGAAAGGAATTTAGTTATGGAGAGGGTTGAATATCTCATTCTAAAAAATCTTCTTCATAATGAAGAATATTCTAGAAAAGTTATTCCTTTTATCAAAACAGAATACTTTGAAGATTCTTCTCAAAAAATTGTATTTGAGGAGATCTTCAGTTTTATTCAAAAATATAATAAACAAGTAACCAAAGAAGTTCTTTGTATTGAGGTTGAGAGTCGTCAAGACATTAATGAAAGTTCCTTCAAGG